CTACTTCTGTCGTTCGTAGTGAGACCTTTACAGTAACATTCGATAGTATGGTTCCAAATATTGCGAGTAGTGCTCCGTATTTGGACGATGATGTCACAGTTACACTAGAGCGTAGCGATGGTACTACTGTGGTTGCCACGTCAAGTAGTGGGACCGTTACTATGAGTGCCACAGCACCACAGACGATTACCATTAAGATTGGCGGAGAATTTGGGAAAAAACTCTTTCCCGATGAGACCTGGGAGTATTACTACGAAAAAAATTCCGAGTATACGGCAAATCCTGATCATTTAAATTATGAGATTGCTGTACCTGAGAGGGGACCAGATCCTAATGAGTATTTTGAACCGTATCGTATTGATAAGGATAACAATAGTGGATCTTTGAATGACCTGAGTCAGGAAGTTCCTAATGATGCATCAATTTTAGGATATCAAGGAGATCGAACAGAACGTTCTGCAGGCACAAATCCAATTGACGGTAGTACAAGTCGTGAAGGGCATCGTGATATCGTATTCAACTTTACGGTAACGAGTAGTATACCTGCATTGACGACTATTGCCTGGGCATTGTTTACACCTATTCCTACAGGGTCTTACTGTACTAATGGTGGGTCTACGTATTATGTGGAAGTAGGTGGTACACCATCTACAGGTAATCCAGGAGCAGGTGTTCCTGGAGACGTGGGACCTAGTGGTACTGGTTTCTTTATTGATGGAAGTGGTATGCGTTATAGGTATATTCCCCCAGAGGGAACCGTTACTACTGCTGGTGCAGGGTCATGGAGTACTACGCTATATGTGATGAATAATTCTTCAATTGGTTCTAGTCGTCTTGATGAATTATTAGGAAATTAATCATGCCTATACCAACAGTTTATACACCAATTCAACCAACTCCAAGCATTGTAATGAAACCCGTTGTCTGGACACCTAATGTCTGGACTGCGGTTATTTGTAATCCTGGACCTCCGATTATTCCAGAGGTCTTTACTGTTACTGTAACTAACTTCACTCCAGTGGTTACACCTTCTGCATACTTTGGAGATCCTGGACTTACTGTTAGTTTGATTAGTACAAATGGTTCTAGTGGGACTGCAGGACCTGGAGGCACTGGCGTTGCAACAGCGACCTGTACATTCCCTGGAACCATCACTATGACCGTTACAGGGACCTATACGGACTATCTGTTCCCTAATAAGGAATATAAGTATAGAAGGGACGTAGTTCCTCCTACACACCTTCCTACACCTGTTGTATCACCTTCTGGGTATACAGCACAGTATGGGACGCTTAATCAGGGTTCTGCTTTGACCAGAGGTACGTTTCTGAATCCTATTGGTGGTCTTCCTATTGCAGGTACTCCTGTCGTGGGAATGATTGAGGAAATTGGAACAACTGATCATATGCAGGCATATAATCCTGATCCTAATTTTATGATTATTGTAGAGTATACAGTAGTCATCACAAGTAGTTGTGGTATTGGTGCTGGTACATTTCCGATTAAGCAAATTGTCTATGATGACAAGGATATTTCATCACAGAGGTTTGTTACTGCTGTAAATAGTCAGACAGGTCGTAATCCTATTAATCCTAAATTCTTACCATGACAAAACCAAGAAAGGTATTAAACAAACGTGTTACATACGTTGGTGCTTTATCTACAGGTCATCTTTGTTACCCAGCAACAGCATTGCTGCCACCTGCAGGTGTTGGTGTAATGTTGGGTAAAGTATTCGTAAATAACATTTTGGCAGGACGTGTGGGAGATTTATTTGCTCCTCATGCGTGTTCTTGTGCAAATTGTCCTCCTCCACACCTAATTAGACCCATTTCTTCAGGTCCGACTAACGTTTATTTCAATTTTAGACCGCCTGGACGCATCGGAGACATGATTGGATGCGGAGATCGCATCGCTCAAGGGTCATTTAATGTCTTTGCAGGCACTTTTTGACTTGACAAAGCGGAAAATTCCGTTTATACTACTGTTGTTCACGTAAAAACACGCAAATTATGGCAATGCGGTCCAAAATTGGTCTTTCTGGCGCTTCTTTCATGCCTGGAAAACCAAAAGCTACTCGTCAAGGGTCGTCTAAAAACACAAAATACGCTGCAACCTCGCGTAATAACAAGAAAAAGCGTTACAGAGGTCAAGGACGTTGAGACCAGAGACCAGAAAAGCAATGGAAATGCTTTGGAGTGCTAAATGGAATCTTCCAAAAGCAGCAAAGTATTGTAATCTCACTAACAAAGAGATGAAAATCACGTTTAATGAGTACTGTGCGTTCCATCCACCTACCTATCACGAAGAATGAGTCAATTAGTCGTCAACTTACCAGCACAAAAGGTCTGGGTTCGTAAGGAATACCTTAGGGATCACGTTGACGGGCACGGAGAATTTGTAGAGGGCGTCTGGGTATCGGCAAAATCGATACCTGGGCGTGCTTTTTATTTTGAGACATACCTACCAGAGTATGCTGCAATGTTCGATAAACTGCCCATCAGTGCCTTTGTAAGCGAACCAAAGACCCCCGAGGTAGACCTAGACCTACCTAACCTGCAATTCTGGAATTGTATGGACTATGGGGTGCGTTGTATTGAGAAGCAATTCATCGGTTCTATGGACTTTGTGTGTCAAACACGTAACCATGGAGCGATGAGTGGTGAGTATTTGTTCACATTGGACAATTTTCACCCTGATGTAGACATCATTAACACCAATGTTAGTGAAGTTCCAGAGGAACACAAGTCACATAACTGTGTTTTGCTAGAAAATGGACAGTTTGCACTGTATCCAAACAACAGAATTAGGATTTTTGACCTTTCTATCACTCCACAAGAACCCAAAACACCTGATTTTAAGGTATCTACCGAGTATTATCAGGTTGAGAATGGTGTTAGATGGGGTAGATTAGGTGATACTAGTGATTATTTCTGGAAAACACCCGAAGAACAGGGTGAATAAATATAATTTGGAGATGGTAACCTCCCAAAAAGTTCTACCATGTCCGTTTTTTAGAGGTTACTGTGGCAAATTCCCCAATTCCAGACCAAAGTGATGACTTTCGCAAGTCAGGTATGGTTCTGATTACAGATCCAAGGGCAGATTATTACCTTAATAAGGTAAGAAGAACGAAAAACGAAGAAAACAAAGTTAACTTCGTAGAAAGGTTGAAAGATTCTTGATATATAAAGTATACCAGGTGCTCTAATGGCAACAATATCCAAAAAATTTGTTGATCTGAACCCTAATTTTAATAAGCATCCCATCAATGGTGACCTACCAACCATTAAGAATGAGGATGCTATTAAGCAAGCAGTCAAACACATTGTACTGACTGTTAGGGGTGAAAGACCATTTCGTCCATTTTTTGGTGCTTCTATCAATTCAGCACTATTTGAGACCTTCGACCCTACCCTAGTCGATGACATTGCACTGAGTATTGAAGATGCTCTTAATGCACATGAACCTAGGGTAGAAGTTATTGATGTTGAAGTATTAGAAGATATTGATGATAACTCTTTGGCGGTCACTGTAAACTATAAAATTGTTGGAATTCCATTAAATCAGCAATCACTTAATCTCGTACTAGAAAGAGTATAATGGCGTTTAATCAAGTAACTAATTTAGATTTTGAAGATGTAAAAAAAAGTTTGAGGGAATTCCTTCGTTCTTCTGAAACTTTTACTGACTATAACTTTGAAGGATCAGTTCTTTCCCAACTGATCGATCTTTTGGCGTATAATACCTACTATTCTGGTTTGAATGCCAATTTAGTTGCTAATGAAGTATTTTTTGATAGTGCATCTATTAGAGAGAACGTAGTTTCTCTTGCAAAACTGGTTGGATATACTCCAAGGTCTGCAAAAGCATCAAAAGCAGTCATCAACCTTGATGTTATCGTTAACCCACAGACCGCTGCATTGACCCTGAACAAGGGTAATTCCTTTATTGGTAACAATGGGGACGGATCCTACATTTTTAGCGTCTTGAACGACGTTACACGAGAAGCATACATGGATGCTAATGGTGTTCGTAGAGTTACTTTTAGTAATCTTGAAATCTACCAAGGATCATTCTTAAATTTACAGTATACTGTTGACGAATCAACTAGACAAAAGTTCATTGTTCCTAGTGCAGATGCTGATATTGATTTATTGAATGTAGTTGTTGATGAGGTTGACTTTAATATCCCACAAAGATATACTAGTGTAAAAAATATTACAGAACTCAACTCTACTGATAGGGTTTACTTTATTCAAGAGAATAAGAACGAACAGTTTGAGTTAATTTTTGGTGATGGTGTATTTGGAAGAAAGTTAAAGAATTTAGATAACATTGTTGTTGAATATTTGGTAACCAACAAGACAGAAGGTAACCAATGTAGTGAGTTTACATTTACTGGCACTTTACAGTATGCTGGTCAGATCTTTACACAGGCAAATCCAACAATTACCGTTGTAAGTGAATCTACAGGTGGTGGCAATCCAGAAAATATTACTTCTATCAAGTATCTTGCACCACGTTATTACTCTGCACAGAAAAGAGCAGTTACAGTAA